CCTGATTCTGGGCAATTGTGTACTTTATGCTGGTATGTTACTAAACGCTGACTCTGACGCATTGACGGAGCTTTCGGGCACCGCATTTGGTCAGTTTACTTATATTCGATAGAAAGGAGGTGAAGAAGAATGCCAAGAGGTCAAAGTGAAATTCCTGAACTGAGGCTTGAGGTTTTACAGAACTTTGTGACTATGTTTATGTCACCCCCGAACCTTATCCTCCAGAACTTATTTTCATCTTCTCCATCTCCGTCAAGTACCATTAAGTGGGAAAGTCAGACAGGTGGACGTGGTATGACACCGTTTGTACCGCCCGGTTCTCCTGCTCCATTACATTCCCCGCTCGGAGTAGCGGCCCATTCAGCCGAGGCTGCGTATTGGAAAGAGAAGATGTATTTCGATGAGGAGTTTTTGAACAATCTCCGCAAAGAAGGGACAGAAGCACAATATCTGTCCGCCCAAGTGAGGCTGGCTCGTGAGTTAGCCCAGCTTGTAAACAGATGTAACAGACGTAGGGAGTGGATGTATGCCAAGATGTTGTTTGCTGGTGCTTTCAATTACAGTCAGCGACTCGGCTACAAATCTGCTGTTGATTATGCTCTCCCTGCTGCCCATCAGGTCACTCTAACGACTGACTACAAATGGGAGAATGGTTCCCAACGTAATATTCTTAAGGACATACGAGATGCCAAAAGAGCGTTGTCCGAGAACTGCGGTGGGAAGATCGAGTATTTCATTTGCAATTCTAAGGTCTTCGGCTATATGACAGATGATCCTGATATTCTTACTCTCCTGAGTAAGTCTAATTATGGAAGTGGCAATCTGTTCAGTGGTAACAAACAGCCGATCATTGGTGCTAACCCGAATATTATAGCAAGCCTGCTTGATATTCCCAAACTTGTTATTTATGATGAACAATATGAGGTAAGAGCGAATGTTACTGGTGCTGTAACAGGTGGTGGAACCACTGCTATTCCTGTTGATGATGTCACAGACTTTGAAGTTGGTTACACATTGAGGTTGCATGATGTGTCAGCAGGGACGTATGAGGATGAGACTATTGCAAGCATCGAGGTGGAAGCAGGCACTGTTACAGTGTCAGCGGCTCCCACAGCATCTTTTAAGGCTGGTGAGGACTTTGTCACCATGACGAAGTATTTCATCCCTGATGATCAGGTGTGCATGTTTGCTCCTACCCTCGATGGTCAGAAGATAGCTGAGTACAAAACAGCTCCTTATGGTCTTGGTCATCACTTCGGTTTGTATACCGACCGCAATGAAGAGTGGGATCCAGAGGGTGTCTTTATTCGTGTGCAGGACAAAGGACTACCTGTACTTTATCATCGGGATGCAATTTATAATCTGACGGTCAACTAACCAGAAAGGGGGTGTATATATAATGAGACCTTTAGTAGGACCATTCACCCAACCTGGTTGGAGAAAACGGTTGGCCGTCAATACACTTCCCCCGATGCAAAGCACCTATTCTGGAGAAATTGTTGCAGATGTAAATGATTTTGCCCTTGGTGCTACTCGATTTGCGGGTGAAGTAACTGGTGTTTGGATGTCAGTCCAAGCCAGTGGTAAAGATGACTCCAATAGTTTGTATATTGAGGGAGATGTTTTTATCAACGGAACAACTTGCCTTACTACTAAGCCGAAGATTGCCCATGTAAGTGGGGAGACTTCACAGAGTAAAACGACAATAGGAGGTTCAGACGCTGGGACCGTTGAGGCAGTTATTGACACCACTGCAAATACGTTTGCCCCAGGAGATGTACTGTCAGCAGATTTCTTGCTTGAAAGGACTGCATCACCCACTACGGAGATGAAAAATCCCGTGCTTGTTGTGGAGCTTGAACCCATAAAATAGATAAGGAGGAACAATCGGTGGAAAACATCGAACAAGTAAGGATGTTGGTCAGCCTTAAAGGAGAAAGACTCTGGTTGAAGGGGGAGTTATTAAATGCTCCCTTTCACCCAGAAATTCTTCGAGAAATTAGTCGAAACCCAGATTTGGTGGAAATAATAAAACAGAAAGCCCCTCCTACACCTGCTCAGGAAGAAAAGCCTGAGGAGGTTAAGGAGGTAATAGTTTCAAAACGTCAACTTCTATCCAGGAGAAAGAAAAATGACTAAGCAGGAATTTGAGATCCTGCTCGAAAAGGAAGTCAAAGGACTTTCAACAGTTTTGGATATTGAGGACTATCAAAATGCTGCGGACGATGCAGCAAGAGAAACGGGATGGTCTTTCCCTGTTACCAATAGTGAGATTATCTATTGGTTGAAGACCAGGGCAAAACGTCATATTTTCTTTTATCTCCTAACTGAAAGCGCACACAAATTCAAGGTCAAGCAGTATTCCCTAAACCAAAGATTTGATCATTATAGAGACATCATTAAGTATATGGACGAAAAGTGGGAAACCTTCTTAGAGTCAGGTGTTATACTCGATGACTCAGTTGGAGCTTTTGGTACCAAGATTGATGCTGGGTTTCAGTATGAACCTCGAACTGGTAGGGATACAACGTATGATATTAATAACAAAGTTATTTTTCAACCAAATGAGAACAGTTAATGTCAGAAGTAGGACTGGACATAAAGGATGTGCTGAATGAGATTGGTACATCATTTACCATTCTTAGGCCTAACAGTGGAGAGTTAGGTATTGAGTATCTTGATTATGAGATGAACAGGCAGGTAACTAAGCCTTTCATCCGAGAGTATTTTTTAGAAATATCCCTTCCCTTTGATACGAATGTAGTTGGTGGAGACATTATTCAATTCAGTGATGCTCGCCAATTCCTTGTAATGAATGTCACCCCTGAGAATTTGTTTGATGCTTCTCTTGGGAAAGAAGGTGTTCTTTATAAGTGTAACGTATCAGGGGAGTTATTGAGGCCATCAGGCGAGGTTTGGGACTCCTCATACAGACGAGTAACCGCATGGCAGACGATCAAGTTACCTTGTTACGGTCTGCTAACCGAGAAGATATTTGGTAGTGATTTAATCACAGATGAAGAATTAGGGCAGATAGGGATTGAGGCAATGGTCCTTTATCTACCGTCAGAAGTTCATGCTTTGCCCCTTGATAGATACCTCTTCACAAGTGGAGAATATGTAAAGTTGGAGGTGATTGAGCATAGAAAATTTGACGGGGTGGATGTCTGCCATATTTCGGAAGATACAAGATAAATTTCAATCATCGGAGATGAAAATGAAGAGGATCCTTTTTGTAGGTGAGACACCCTTAGGCACAACTGGCAACGCCAACATGATGAGGTCGTTATTATCCCAGATTAATCGGGAGAAATACAATGTGGCGGTTTATGGAGTTCCAGCAGGTGAGAATATCAAGTTAGACTTTTATGAATTCCCTCCTTACCAATTAATCCCAGCTTTCGGACATAAGAGCCCAGATGATAAATGGGGCGGTGATGGTCTTTTAACCACACTACAAGAACAACCTATTGATGCCATGATTACTGTTGGCATTGATATTTGGACTTATGCTCCTTATTTTTCACAGATAGAGAAACTTCGCAGGATGAAGAAGTTCTTGTGGATATCAATCTTTCCTTATGATGCAATGGATCTCAGAAAAGATTGGGTTCAGTGGATAAGCCAAGTTCAGTTCCCCTTTGTTTACAGCAAGTATGGGGAAAATATGCTTAAAGAAGAAGTACCTAATATCAAATACTTCCGTCCCCCTTTATTCTTTGGTAATTTTTTCAGGCAAGCTGATCCAGATACAAGGATGAGTTTGAGGAAAAAGTATTTTCCCACCCTTAGTGATGATACTTTCTTATTTGGTTTTGTAGGGAATAATCAAATAAGAAAAGATCCTCAGAGGCTCCTAATAGCCTACAATGAATTAAAAAAAGATCATCCTAATGCTATGCTCTACCTTCACACTGAAATGGAGAGAGGTGTATATAACCTAAGTCAGATGTGTCTTGATCTGGGATTAAAAACAGGAGATATTATCTCAAAAGGATCAAGTAAAAGAACCTGGGTTGATCCACGAATGATGGTGGAAATATACAATTGTTTTGATGCTTTAGTAAACACCTCTCTCCAAGAAGGGCTATCATGGACACTCGTGGAAGCTATGTTGAGTGGGGTTCCTATTATAGCCTCTGATACCACAGCACAGACAGAGTTGGTGAAAAATGTAGGTTTATTAGTTCCTTGTAATGAACTGACTTTTTTACCTGTGATTGCTGGTAAAGGACAATCATGGGTTAAAGCAAAGTGCTGTAAGGTTGAGGACATAGTAGATGCTATGAAACAAATGATGGATGATGGTCCTTTTAGGCAAGGGTGTGTTCAGAAGGGATTAAAAAAAGGAAGAAAGTGGCTTGTAGGTCAAGGGGATATTAATGAGTTATTAGGAAGTTGTGAGTCTGAGGTAAGCACAGGGGGTCATTTACCTTATAGAATGTCAAGGTATGATAAGGTATTATTTTGTCAACATAGCTCGGCAGGTGATATACTTATGACTACCAGATGTCTTAAGGGAATAAAGGAGAGATACAATAAGCCATTGGTCTATATGACTCAGAGACAATATATGGATATTGTCATGGAAAATCCTTACATAGAGAAAGTAATTGAGTGGGATGAACATGAGCCCCAATATTATAACTTTACCTTAAATCCCCATGCAGAACGAATACTTCCAGGTCATTGGGGGAGAAATTCCAATGTCATTTTGTCTGACTTCTATTGGAAGATACTGATGTTGAGACCAGATGATTTTTATATTCATAAAAAGATGCCAGATGATATTGGAATTTCAGGGAAGATCAAAAAGTGGAGTGAAAGGAAACCTATTTGTATATTGCACACAACAGGAGGTGATGCTGATTTTAGAACCTATATGTATATGGATGAGATTAGTAGAGCATTGGATAGGGAATATTATACTGTGCAATTAGGATCGAAACATGATTTTCCAGCAGATGCAAAACTTGATTTGAGAGGACAACTGAGTTTTAGAGAATCGGCTTGGGTCATGGATCATGCGTCTTTAGCTGTGACGGTTGATAGTTTTGTCAGTCATTTAGCAGGCGCTCTGGGAGTGTCACAGGTTTGTCTATTTGGGTCTGGTAATGTTCATGTCGTCAGACCCAATCAAATGAAAGGGGAACTGATCTGTCTGGTTCCCGATTACATAATGGATTGTCCTGGGTTAGGCCCTTGTTC